CCTCTAGCCCGGCGGCCTCTTTCTGTTTCGCCTTGGCTCCGGTTTCGATCAGCGCGGCCTGCGCGCCGCCAACCGCCTCGATTGTGTCGGCGTTCTGTGCGGCTTCCGCGAACTTCATTGCTCGATCAAGGAACTGTTCCGCCTGCTTCTGGTATTGCTCGAATTGCTTTGTTCGCCCATCGAGCAGCGCGGCCCCGGCGGCAGCAGCGGCAAAACTGCCTTGCCCGAGCAACTCATCCGCCTGCGCCTGCGCAATCGCCTGGCGCTCTTCTTCCGGCAGGTCCTTGTTGCGTATGTCGGCGGCCTTGTCGGCTGCCGTTGTGCGCACGCCGGCCGCCTTCTCGAGCAACTTCTGCGCGTCGTCCGCAGCCTTCTGCGCTTCCTTGCGCGAAGTTTCCCAGGCGCTAGCCAGGGCGCCGCGCAGCTTCTCTGCGTCCTTGATCTGCTCGGCGACGCGCGCCTTGTCATCTTTCAGGATGTCGGCATTTGCCTCGCCGGATGCGATGGCGCGCAGCTTTTCCAGCTTTTCCTGTTCGCGCGCCAGATTGGCCGCGATGTTCGCGCGCTTGGTCGACGTGTCCTCGTCGTCCTTGGCGATCTTTTTGTTGCTGAGCGCGATCAATTCTGCGCGCTCGGATTCCAACTTCTCAAGCCTCTTGAGATCGTCAGTTCCAACCAGATTGCCGTAGATATTCTCCGGCGTTCCAGTCTTGATTCGCGCGCGCAGCGCGTCGATGCGGGCGGTCAGGCTGGCGATGTTCTTCTCGGCATCGCGCGTTTTCTGTACTTCAGACAGCCCTAGCGGCCATTTCAGGAAGGTCACCAGGAAGCCATCGGAACTCTTGCTCGCGGCGTCCATTTCTCCAATCATCCGGTTTAGCCACGGAATCAACTGGTTCCCGATGTTGACACCGACGCTCTTTGAAAGCTGGCCCAGGCGGTCAAGGTTGTCGTTGAACTGAGCGGCGGCTTTGGCCTGCTCCGCCCCGATGACCAGCCCGAGCCGCTCGGCCTCGTCGCCCATTTCGCGCAGCCCTGCGCTGCCAGCATTGAGCAGCGGAATCAGTTCAGTGCCAAGTTTCTTGCCGAAGAAATCGACCGCAAGCGCGGTTTTTTCCGGGCCGTCTGGCATGGCCGCGAATACGTCGGCCAGTTCGAATAGCACATCACTCGTACTACGCATGGTGCCGTCGGCATTGCGCAGTTCGATGTTGAACTTCTCGAACATCTTGCCGCTTTCGGCGCCGCCGCTGGCAGCGCCAACCATCAGCTTTGATAGATACGAAATGCCCTTGCCGAGCGCCTCTGTCGACGTGTCAGACAGCTTGGCTGCATATTGCAGCCGTGACAGTTCCTCGACGGCAACGCCGGTTCGCTGCGCCATGTTGTCGAGTTGGTCGCCGTAATCGGCAGCGGTCCGCACCGAAGCGGCAAGCGCGCCAGCGGCGGCGGTAGCCGACAGGCCAAGGCCAGCCAGGCCGGAAAACGAGAAAGCACGAGCGGAAGCCGACTCAAGCGCGCCGACCTGCGTTTGAAGCCCGCGTAGCGCATTCTGCGCGACGGCGACGCCGCTCTTTACGCCGGCGGCGTCAGCCGTGATCTTAAGGGCTACTTCGCGTTCAACTGCCACTGTTCAATACCTCGACTGCGGCGATGTAGAGCCGCCACGGATAATCCAGCACGCCGGTATGCCCGCGCATCGCGCAGATGCTCAGGGAGCGGTCGAGATCATGGCTGCGGCTTCCGCCTCGATGGCTCGGGCCACCTTTTGCAAAGCGGCCCGCACCCTGAAAAAATGTGGATTCAGGGCCTTGCAGGCATCGCGCAGCGGCAGCAATTCGCCGTATGTCATCGACTCAAGCGCGGCTGGATCGGCATCCGACATGCGAGCCAGATCAGCCAGCGCGCAGTCGTCGAAAACGAACGAGCCGAGCGCGTCGACAGTCGCGCCCGCTTCCGTCTCGACTACCCAGGCGCGGACCTCGGCAACGGTCAGTTCCCTGACCGTAACCTTGACGCCGTGGATGTCGACTACCTTGATAGCCGGCACGGCTTAGTCTTCGATCAGCAGTTTGAAGTACTGGCTGAGACCGGCGGTGACGATGTTGTCGGTGTCCGCTTCCAGCGTGCCCTTGATGTTCAGGGTGCCGAAGTCGTCATTGATCGCGTCGACGCCCTCGGGAGGCGACAGCCTGACCTTGAAGAACTTTCCTGTGTAGTCTTTGCCGTCGACAAGATTGATGCCGACGAACTTGACGGCGATCAGCGGAGCGGATGCGACCATGGCCTCGATGGTGGTTGTCCCCGTCGCCGTGCTGGAGGTGCCCCACAAGGCGAGCGTCAGATTCGCGGCGGAGAAGTCCCGGAACTCCATGGACAACTCGGCGGAATCGATGCGGGAATACGAGGCGTAGTTGCCGCCGGCGGCACTGCGGAAGTTCTTGAGCGTCTTGCGGTCTTCGGTGAAGTTGTACGTCAGCTTGCTGACGTTGCCGACATCGCGGAAAGTAAGCGAGTCGAAGGCTGTGGCGTCGTCCCAGGTTGCAACGGAAACGATGCCGGCGCCGATGAAAGCGGCCATGGCGGGATTCTCCTGATCATGTCAAGCCCTCGCGGGCGGGAAATTTCAGGAGACAGTTTCAACAGGCCGGCGTGATGCCGCCTGTGGGGGGATTTCAGGGTGACGCCAGATTCTCGACGAACGACAGTGAGAAACGAATCCGGGCCGCCACAATGTCGCGCCCCTCTTCGCGCGGATCAATCTCGGCGCCGCTGAATACAGCCTCGACAACGCCATAGCCGAAGCTCAAATCTGTGGAGAAAATAGCCTTTTTCAGATCGGAAATGATCGCGTGCGCCGCGTCATTCGGGTGATCTGGATCGCACGTCGCGTGCCCTTCAAGAACGTATGGCTGCGTCGTCAAACAGCGCGCCACGTTGCGCGATTCACTGGCACTTTCCTCTTCGACCAGCACGAAGCACGGCAGCGCCGCCGGATCGAGGTATTTGACACCACGGAATCCGCGCGCGCCGATGTCCGTTGCGTAGCCGTGCGCAACGGTAATCAGGCTGGCGCGGTTGAAGATCGCCAGCGCGATGTCTGATGCCTTGCTCATTTTTTCAGCGCCCTTTCAAATTCGTAGCCGGCCTGGCGGCGGATCGCGTCTTCAAGTTCTGCCGACACGTCTGGCGAAATGTCCTTGATGACGCCCTTCATGACTTGGTCGACTGACGGGCCGTAACGGTGGCTGATATCCTTCCGCCCCGGCCCGGTGCGCAGGAATACGCCAAGGCCGTTCGCTGCGCCTGCGACTTTGCCCGCGCGCAACGGGATCATGAAGCCGCCAGACATGAGTTTACGCCCGCCGCCGCGCTTGACGGATACGGCAATGCCCGCCTGCTTCTTCCCAGGCGCGATGCCGCGCAGCTTGTCGCCTTTCAGCTTCGCCATGTACTTCGCGCGCGCTTCTGGCGATAGCGATTTCGGCGGCTTGACGGCCTTGACGCGCTGAATCGCACCGTATGTCGCCAGCCGTGTAGCGCGCTGGCGCGCAGCGACTACCGCTGTCAATTCGTCCTTTCCAGCCTTCCGGAGCGCGATGCGCTCGCGGACATATGCCGGCTTCAGATTAACCTGGCTGACGATCTCGCGGCGCGTCCGCGTCATTGCCTTCGCTGCAACCGAGTTGATCGCCCGGTACAGCGTGCGCTGGATGGCGGCTGCGCCAACTCCGATATCCTTTGCCGCAGCTTCAAGCTGGCCGGCGTCAACCTGCAAAAGCACGGTCATCGCAGGACAACGCTTACAGTGTGCCCGTCATTTTCCTGGACGGCATCAATGACCGATGACACGGCATCGACTACCAACGTGTCGCCGACATTCGGCAGTGGATCAACCGGCAGCATTGCAAAACTTCTATAGCCTGTCACCTGACCGTACTCGCCGGTGACGGCGACGCCATGCTCCACGATTGCGAACGTCGGCAGCCCACGCAAAAGCGCC